AGAAATATTTATCCAATCACCACCAACACCTGGCTCACTATTTGTTCCTGTTGCATTTTGCCACGTGGCACCGTTATAATTAACACTTTCATTTACCTTGTATCGCTTTTTTGAATCCCAATTTGGAGTCCTATTCCTTAATGTGCTATTTTGAATTGCCATTATATATGTTTTTTAAAATAATTATTTTCCTTTGTGTGTTCTAATTGGTACTAAAACAATATCATAAATTTCAATATTACCATTCAATGGTGTAACCTCAATATCACCACCATTTGCAATAAACGTAGTACCCGTAAAATAACTTAAATCAATATCGAATCTTTGTTCGTTATTAGACCCTTTTGAAAACAAAATTGTTTCTTGACTAATAACATTCAAAGCACCACCAATATTTATAGCAACATCAGCATATCCATTTCCAACATTCATTTTAGCTTTAAATCTTAATGATAATGTAAATGCATCACCATTATTTATAGCCATTAATTTTTTAGTTGTATTGTTCCAAAATTCAATTACCCCATCCGGTAGTTGTGTTGTAATTCTTGTTACAGTACCCGTTAATATTTTACCAGTTACCCCTTCAGAAATTGTCAAAGGAGAACCAACCGTATAAGTTGTATCTGTTATTTGCTCCCATCCAGTTTGATTATCTACGTATGACCTTTGAGCATATATTTGTTTGTTTTCGGGGTCTATATTCGAATAATCGCTTTCTCCTGATAACCTTTCTTTAATATTTAAATTATTTATTCTAACATTTGAACCACTTTCATAATTTATATTTATTGCACCGTCATCTATGAATTCTATATAACTACCTGATGAATTACCTTTAATTCTTTTATTTCCATTTAAATTATCAAACTCAATATCTCCAATTACAGGATTACCAATATCAGTACCATTAATGGGAATAAAATCTATTAAATCATTAATTGAAATTTTAATCCAATCAGTAAGCAAAGATGGAATAGAATTGCTACCCGTAATATTTTGGTAAACAACATCATTATAAACAACAACAGCATTTACTTTATATCGTTGCTTTTCACTCCATTCGGGAGCATCATTTATTAATTTACTTCGTTGTGTTGCCATCTTGTACTTCTGGTTTTGGTATTAACTTATCCTCCTCTTGTTTCTTTTGGAAATTCTCATTCCAATCGCCCATGTTCAAATTTTCAGTTGCTTGTTCTCTTGTGATTAAATCATTTTTCAACATTTCAACAATCGCTTTAACTTCTTTTACTGGGTCAATATGTGGCATATTCTTACCTATAAATCGACAATTTTTATAACTATCAGTTATCATATAGTTGTCAGATTTTAAAGCCTCAATAAATCCGTTTGCTTGAATTTTATTTGATAAAACTTGAAACTCCAACCACAATGCATAAATCGGTTTATAAAAATCTTCTGCTATTTTCTTACGGTCAATATCAACAATGTACCCCCAACCATTTATAGCAGCTCTACTCGCTGAATAATTACTATTGTATTGTTGCATTGCAACCTCTGGAGGCATTCCAATTGATGCACAAATTCCACTAAAAACAGCCTTGTAAAAAATCTCAAAATCATTTCCACCCTCACTTTGATAAGGCTTCAATTTTGCCCCATTAGGCATATTAAAAGTTTGATTTGATGTTGTTTCTGTAATTCTATTTGCTAATCCATCAGCCAAAACTTGGGGAGTATCCGTTGTTTCGTTTAATTCCGTTAACCTTAATTTACGATTTGCAATTTGTTTTAATGGATCTTCGCCCGTAGAATTCTCATCGTGTTCAATTGTGAATACAATATTCGCTCCCTGTTCAGCTTTTGAAACTGAAGCCTCTGTATACCTATCTAGTTTATTAATCTTCTCTAATATGTGAGATATACGGCTAATTCCTCTTGTGTGGTCGATACGGTGTTTTGTTCCGTAAACCATCCAAGCTAAAGTTCGATTTGTTTTTTCTCCTTTAGCTAAAATTCTTTCAACTTTTGTCGTATTATCAGCACCTTTAATATTCACAAAATAGCTAATGTGTTCACCTCTTGAATTAAATTCAATACCGTTTTGCTCATAATTGCCTCTAGCATCAACATCATCTAATAAATTAGAATATTCCATTGATGGAGTGCAAACATGTTGACCGTCTATAACCTGAACATTAACCCCAAAATTATCTATTCTACAAACTACCAAACAATCACCACCCAAAAAAGCAGTACTAAAACATTCTAAAGCTAATTCATGTAAATTTTTTTGTCGTGAATAATCAGCATATTTCGAATTTGCATAAATTGAAAATCGAGCTTCTGTATTTTTAGGAAATGAGGATAAATCTTGATTTATGCCCTCTAATTGCAGCACCGTTTTATTAGGTTCGCTTTGAAGTTTTAAACCAGAACCAATTACCCATTTAAAATAACGACCAGTTATAATATTGATACTGTCAATTTTCATTTCAGCATCATAAGCTCTTAATCTAATTCGCTTATAATCTGGCATGTTTTTAACTACAACACCTAACTCTCCAGGTGTTTTTTCTCCATCCCATCGCTTTGTTATGATAGGATAAGCAATGCCATATTCTGGCTCACTTGTGTATGTTTTATTTTGAGGAACATTTTTACTTTCTTCACTACCAAACAAAACATTAATTATTTTTTGTACTTTACTCATATCATTATAGATTACCACTTCTTAATACTGAACATCTACCATTGTATCTGTTTACTAATCTTTGTTTTGCTTTTTCAAGAGCCATAATACCCGCTTCAACATCTTTTAGACTTCTATATCGTGTTCTCACTTTCATTTGACCGTCATCTAATTGATACTCGTCAAGGTCAGAAGTACCAACCGCATCTAATAACTTCAACTCCATTGCTTCAATCAAATTATTATAGCCTCTTATCCTATCTAATATGGATGTTTTCGTTTCAATATACTGCGATATTGTATAAAATTGGTCGTTCATATAGTATATTTTTTTGAATTTTATACTACAAATGTAAAAAAAAAATCCCTTGAAATTACTTCCAAAGGATTTTTAATCTAACAAACAAAAAAATAAAATATTATAAGTACTTATCTAAACAGTTCAAATGTAATAAATTATTTTTAATTATAAACAACCAAGTTTCGTTAATTCCTCAATAAGTCTTTTTTTTTCATCACTATCTTTTTGTTTGTTTATGTAATTAAAACACCATTGTAATATATTATTAAAATCACTTTCTTTCAAAGAAAATGCTTTTTCAATTGATTCTTCTATAATACTTTCATATATACTATTTGGCATTTCAAGTTTAATTGAATCAATTATTTGTGTTTTAGCTGTTAAAACAATTCTTCTTCTTTCTTTTCTTATTCTTTCTTTACTCATCATTCTTATTTTTAATTAATTACCATCAACAATATTTACAAAATCCTCCCAAGTCAACTTACTATACTTGCTATCAATACGTCTTAAAATATCAATGTATATTTCTCGTGCTGCTAATGTATAAACACTAGTATCAAAAAAGTGATTCTTTACATGACTGTTTTTTTTCTTCCAAGCAAAACCAACCTCAACACCATCTTTCATAACTGGAACCCGATGCTCTCCCTCAAAATGACTAAAGTAACTACGCATAGTATAATAACCTCCCTCTGGTTGTGGAAAATTCATAAATCCAACTGGTTGAAAACCATCCATTCCTTTTTTAAGTTTCATGTTAGATGCTAAAATATCTTTCAATTGATTAGTTTGAAGTACATACAATTGCCCTACCAACTCCCTACTCCTTGAAATTACTGGAGTATCTTTTGATAGTTTTCTATATTCTCCCTCCTCATATCCCTTAACTCCAACTACATAAGTATGGTCTATTGATTTAATAAAAGTATAAGCTAATCTAGTAAAGAAACCCGTATCAATTACAGTCAAATCAATATTGTATCCATCTCCACTTTCTCCAATAAAAGTCCTATCAATTAATTTTCTTAACTCATCCCAAACACTATTCTTAACTCCAAAATTATAGGTCCACAATTCCCTATCCAAGTCTTTTTGTTTTTCTCGTTTAGTTTTATGCCTTGACCTCTCAAATGTTCCAATGCTTCCATGCTCAATTGCATAAGTAGTACCGCCAGAAGTATGTGCAATAACCTCCCAATCCAATCTAACATCCTCTAAATCGTTGTCCATGATACCACCTAAATCGCATGACAAAGTAATTATAACTACTTTTCCATTTCCATCATTCTCAATCGTTTTGTCTGGAACAATTCCAACACCATATCCTCGAGTATTGTTCATTAACTCATGTACTCGTATAGTTTTTCCTTTTTCTTCCCACACATCAGCTAATTGAGTGTTTATAAATACTTTTAATTTACCCTCATCAATAACACCATCTGGAGGACAAGCATCAAGCCATTGCCTTACAAGTCCAATCCAATTAACAAATCCAGGAGGCAATATCAAAGCATTTACTTTGAAACTTCTATAATTTGGAAATTTAGGTTTTACAGTTGGAATAAACTTCCCTTTTAAATTTAAATCATAACGTTGACGATCATAAATTTTGCCTCCACATTCTTGACATTCATAATGTACGCTTTCTTCAATCAATTCTTTATTATCGTCAAGCTCCCATTTTATGCCAGCATAAACCCCCTCATCTTTTTTTATCCTCCATAAAATAGGAATATAATTTTTACAATGAGGACAATGCCAATTCCAATAACTCTTATCCCCATCATTCCAAACATCTTCAATATTGCTTTGACCTTTTATTGTTGGAGTTGAAAAGTAACCTATTTTTTTAGTACTATCATAAGACTTTGTACGAGCCTCAACTAACGCCCTAATTGAACCCTCTTTTTTATCGTTTCTAGGTGCATCATCAAACTCATCAGCAAACACATACTTAATTGAATAAAATCTTAACTTACTAGGATTATAAGCTATTGAAGTTAAAGAACCACCAGCAAACTCTTTCTTACTATCAGTATCACCAGACTTTTGATTTTTCTTTTTCATTACAGATGGCCTAATCAAATTACCTAATCCTGAATTTTGAATTACTGGGTCCAATCTATCTCGAATAGTATCTTTAACTAAAGTTTCATTTCCAGATAAGAACATTATATTACTCGGGTACTCCGATATAAAATAACAAATTCCATTGATAACAACGGAAGTAGTAAGTCCAGATTGTGAACATTTTAAAACACCAAATAAAGCGGTTGGATTTTCTGGTGAATAGCAATCTATAATCTCACGATTGTAAGGTGAAACATCATAATTGAAAAGTCCTGCAAAGTTTGATTCAGCACTTGTTAAATAGATATTTTCTTCGGACCAATCGCTAGGCTTTTTTTTGATAACTCGAAATGAAAATGAATCATCTATTATCTTATGTAATGATTTTCTAAATAAGTCTTTTATCATAGTTTATTATTTTCGGCTCTACCGTCGAGACCATGTTAATCGAACCCAATGAGAATAAGGGTTTCTAAAAACTCACTACTTTTTGGTTTCTTGGTACTCATCAATAGCATTATCAATCTCAATTCTAGTGTTTTCTTTTGCATTATCAATCAATTTCGATAACAATAACCTTTGCTGTGTAGTGATTTCAGCTAAATCCTTACGTGTTCCACCAAATCTATCTACAGAAATACGAGCCATATTGTCCAATCCAACATCAAAACTTTTAAAAATAGTCTGTACTGTTAACACTATCACTCGATTAACCAACTCAACTGGCAAAAGGTTTCCAGCCCTTTTCTCCAACTCCATTTTTTTAAGTTCGCTTTCACGTTCTCGGAGTTCCATTGTAGCCGTTCTAGTCCTTAAATCAATACTAGCAAATTCCTTTTGAGTCTTTGTCAAACTAGGCTCAACACTTCTAACTCTTTCTTTTTTTTGCGTAGTTTCCTTTTTAGACTCTTTTTTATCATCAATTTTTGTAGAATTAAAAGCCATTTGTTTATCAAAAAACAACTTATTGGTAGCGTTTTCAGTATCAATTTTTCCATTTGTCCCTTTGATTATATTGCCCCTTTGAGCGTTCTTTTTAACGGTATCATAGCTTATACTCATTGACTCCGAAAACTCTTTCATGCTTAATATTGCCATATTTTTTTTATTTGTCCCCAACAAATATACAAACATTGGGACAAATTAAGGGACAAATCCAAAAAAA